TGCAGCCTCAAGAAACAGAGAATCTGGAATACCTGAAAGAGACCGATCCAATCGGTTACGCTGTTAAGGTTGCAGAGATGTCTCAGAGGGAAAAGCAGTTAGCGCAGGTTCGTGCTGAGAGACAACAGATCGCTCAACAGCAAGAATATGACAGACAGAATCAGTTACGTGCAACAGTCGCACAGGAAGCTGAGAAGTTAGTCGGTGCGTTACCTGAATACGCTGATCCTGTTAAGGGTGAAGCAATCCGTAAAGAGATACGCAGCTACGGTAAACAGGCTGGATTCTCGGATGATGAACTAGCGAATGTATTTGATTCTCGTGCAGTATTAACGCTATATAAAGCTATGCAGTACGATAAATTGAAAGCATCGCAACCAGCTATTGCTAAGAAGGTAAATGAAGCTCCAAAGGCGATGAAGCCTGGAGTATCAAACCCAAGAGATAGTGGAGCTGAGGATATTAAAAAACTGAAGGCTAGAGCTAGACAATCTGGAAAGATTAGTGATGCCGCAGCCGCTTTTGAACGATTCTTATAAGGAAATATAATGCCTACATATCAAACATTTACCGCTATCGGTATGCGTGAAGATTTATCTGATGTTATCTATAATATCAGTCCTGTTGACACTCCTATCATGTCTAGCATAGGTAAAACATCTGCGACTGCTGTTTATCATGAATGGCAGACGGATTCACTTTCTGCCGCTACGACAGCTAATGCGGCCGTTGAGGGTGCAGACGCTACATCTATAACTGCTTCTCCAACGACTCGTGTAGGTAACTACACACAGATCGTACAGAAAACTGTTCAAGTTTCTGGTACTTTGGATAAAGTTAACAAAGCAGGTCGTAAGTCAGAAAAGGCTTACCAGTTAGCTAAGGCTTCTGCTGAAATTAAGCGTGACTTAGAGACAATCATCACTGCTAATCAAGGTAAGTCAGCAGGTACATCAACTGTAGCCCGTACTATGGGTTCATTGTTGTCATGGATCAAGACCAACAGCTCACAAGGCACTAGTGGTTCTGCTCCAGCAACTTCAGGCACATCCACCCGTACCGATGGTACACAGCGTACTGCAACTGAAGCATTGATGAAAACTGTTATCGCTTCAATCTTTGATCAAGGTGGTTCACCAAAGGCTGTATTCGTTGGTTCAGCAGGTAAGCAGAAGGTATCTACCTTTGCTGGTATCGCTGTTAATCGTTATCAATTAACGAAAGCAGAACCTGGTGTTATCGTGGGGGCGGCTGATCTCTACGCTAGCGATTTTGGGACTCTGAGTATAGTGCCTGACAGATTCATGCGTAGTCGTGATATGTTGATCTTGGATCCTGAGTATGCAGCTATGGCTTACTTACGTCCATTCATGACTAATGAATTGGCTAAGTCTGGTGACTCTGAGAAAACTCAGATTCTTGCTGAAGTAACTTTGGAAGTGAAGAACGAAGCAGCACATGGTATCGTTGCTGACTTAGACTTCTCGCTGTAATTTGACTAGCCCCTGCCTGATGGTGGGGGCTTTTTAGAGGGATTAATGGAAAACTATCGCACTCAAACAGTTCATGCGGACGGTGATGGCGGCATTATCATCGAAACTAATCAAGATATAACTGACATCTTAGAACGTAATCAAGTTCTTAGAGACATTGATAAAGCTAGGACAGGAGCAACCGAAGATTTACATTTGATTGGCTCAATACCTTTTACGGCTATTGATAAGCTAAATGAAATGGGGATCATGCGTGGATTTGTTATTGTTGATGAAGTTGCTTTTAAAAAGTGGTTTAATCATCCTGACCAAGCAGTATTAAAGATATATCGGGGAACAGTGTGAGAGTTGGCGTTTGTATTCCATGTAGAGACGAAGTACATACAGGTTTTGCGTTTGATTTTGCTAGGATGGCTGCACACGATGCGTCTGTTCGATGCAAGGACGGTAAGGGTGGTCTAAGCCTCTATACGATGCCTGGAACGCTTATATTCGATCAGCGTGAGAAGTTAGCTCAGGTAGCATTAAAAGAGGGCTGTGACGCTGTTCTGTACATTGATAGCGATATGCGTTTCCCTCCTGATCTGATAACGATTATGTTATCTCGTGAGGTAGGGATTGTCGGTGTCAATGCTGTCACTAGACGTAAGCCATGTATGCCTACTGCTAAGTTGTTAGTTAAGTCAGAGGATGAGAAAGGTATTCGCCATCATTGGTCTAATGTCGATTCTCGTGGTAAGGAAGGTATTGAGAAGATTACTGCTGTTGGTTTTGGGGCGGTAATGATTCGTAGGGAAGTGTTTGAGAAGGTTCCTCAGCCGTGGTTTGATGCAGGATGGGGGCCAACAGGTGTAGTCGGTGAGGATGTTCACTTTTGCGTTAAGGCTGGTGATAATGGCTTTGATACTTACGTGGATCACGAGCTTTCTATGCACATCAAACACGTAGGTACGTATGAGTACGGCTGGGAAGATTTTGAGCAACTAGAGGAATAATATGGCTTTTAGTACATACAGTGAACTAAAGACTACGATAGCTAGTTACTTAGCTCGTAGTGATTTAACGGCTATGATTCCTACGTTCATCCAGTTGGCTGAATTACGTCTGCGTAGAGAACTCAGAACTCGTCAGATGTTGGTTGTAGCTACAGCAAATACGACAGGTGGTGACTCTACCGTAGGATTACCTACAGACTTCTTGTCGATGCGTGACATACACGTTAATACTAATCCTATTACGACTCTAGCTTATCAGGCTCCTAATGCTTTCTATGACTCTTACAGGGTTACAGAATCAGGTAAGCCTACTGAATACACTGTACTGGCTACTGAGATTCAATTGTCTCCTGTTCCTGATAGCACTTATCAGCTTCAGATGCTTTACTACGCACAGCCTTTTTTCTTGAGCGATACGAATACTGGCAATGTGTTCTTAACTAATTATCCAGACGCTTTACTGTACGCTTCTTTAGGTGAAGCAGAGCCTTATTTAATGAATGACGTAAGGTTGCAGACTTGGGCTAGTTTGTACGATAGAGCATTATCATCAATAACGATTGCAGACCAAAGTAGTGAGTATAGCGGTCAGCCAATGTCAATGTCTTATAACGTGAGGTAATAATTATGGCAGAAATGTCGAACTATCTAGAAAATGCTCTGATTAACGCTACCTTGCGTAATACGAGCTACACAAGTCCTGCTGCTGTTTACGTAGGTCTTTATACGTCTGATCCTACTGATGCCAATACTGGCACTGAAGTATCTGGTGGCTCTTATACACGTACTGCTGTAACGATGGGTGCGCCTAGTAACGGTGTATCTACGAATACTGCTGCGGTAGAGTTTCCACAGGCTTCTGGCTCATGGGGAACAGTTGGTTGGATCGGTATTCTCGATGCTACTTCTAGCGGTAACTTGCTGTATCACACAGCATTAGACACATCGAAAACTATATCATCTGGAGATATCTTTAAGATAGCTATTGGCGGTCTTAGCGTAACTCTGGCGTAAGGAGTAAGCGATGCCACTAGTTGTCGCAGATCGTGTTAAGGAAACATCTACCACTGCTGGCACTGGTACGCTAACGCTTGCTGGTGCTAGTGCAGGGTTTCAGTCTTTTGCTGTTATCGGTAACGGTAATACTACCTACTATTCTATTGTTGATAGCACTGCTGGAACATGGGAAGTAGGTATCGGTACTTACACATCGTCAGGTACTACATTAGCTCGTACTACGGTATTGGCTAATAGTTCTGGCACTACTTCACCTATATCGTTTGCAGCTAATACTAAGGATGTGTTTGTTACTTATCCTGCTGCTAAGTCGGTACATGAGGATGCTACTAATACTGCTTTTGCAGATCAGATGGCTTCTTCTAACGGTATCGTATTAAATAATCTCACTGTAGCTACAACATTCTCGATTCCTAGCGGATACTCGGCTATGAGTGCTGGCCCTATTACGATTAATAACGGAGTAAGTGTAACTGTACCGAGTGGGTCTAAGTGGGTGGTGTTCTAAATGTTTGGTTTATCGGCATATTCACAAGCACCGTATTCGTCATTAGGTGAAGCTGGTAATTTTGTATTAGCTACAGCTAGTGTAGATGCTTTTGCCACAGTAACAGCAAACGCTTTTGCTATATATA